ATCCGCGACAGCACGAAAGTACAGAATGCGGTTTCCACCACTTCAGCGGAGTCTCTGGCATTTTTCAGCTCCTGTGCGTCGGCCTGCGCACGCGTAAGTCGATGGCGTTCGTACTCAATAGTCCCTGGCTGGAGATCTGTCTCGCTGGCCTGCCGCAGTTCTTCAACTTCCCGGCGCAGCTTTTCGTTCTCAATTTCAGCATCCCTTTCGGCATACCATTTTATGGCGGCGGCAGAGTCATAAAGCACCTCATTACCCTTGCCACCGCCTCGCAGAACGGGCATTCCCTGCTCCTGCCAGTTCTGAATGGTACGGATACTCGCACCGAAAATGTCAGCCAGCTGCTTTTTGTTGACTTCCATTGTTCATTCCACGGACAAAAACAGAGAAAGGAAACGACAGAGGCCAAAAAGCCCGTTTTCAGCACCTGTCGTTTCCTTTCTTTTCAGGGGGTGTTTTAAATAAAAACATTAAGTTACGGCGAAGAAGAACGGAAACGCCTTAAACCGGAAAATTTTCATAAATAGCGAAAACCCGCGCGCCTTCCGCCCCGTAGCCTGCCGGATCGCTGGAAAGGACCCAGCTACTAGCGAATGCCAGTAGCCAAGGTGGGCTGCGGGCTTAATTTAAAGCGGTGTGATTTGCAACCATTCAGACGCACTAATCTCAAAGCGACGTCCGTTAGACAACTCGATAATCACGGGTAATTCACCTAGCTCCAGCCAGGCGTTTTTTTCCGTTGGAAAACTAACAGTAGAGATCTGGTAATCCGATACGCTTTCAGCCAGTCGGCAACTTTTAAACACATCACCAAGGGCGGACGCGAAGAATTCATTTAGCTCATATTCAATCTGCTCTTTAGCTGCTGTCATGTTTCTGTCTCATCAACTTGAATAGGGTAATCAGGAATGGATGCGAACTACAGGTCGTCTGCACCATCTTTCAGATTAAAGCAGCTCCACATTTCGTCAGGGTCAGTATTAGCCGACATCTCTCGCACCTGATTAATATTTGGCGATATTACAACAGGCACTCAATGAATGCATGTTGTAAGCCTCTCGCTCAGGAGCACTGAATCGTTCCATTATTGAATTAAATTTCTGCGACTCTTTCATCAAAACCTCCTGACAAAGATACCGTGCGACCACGGTCGCACGCTCCTGAATACATGCCCTGTTTCTTCCACCCTCGCACAGGGCTGGCGAGCATGAGGGACAAACCCGCGAATCATAAACGTGGTAAAAACCCGGTGTGCATCGTTTTTGATTATTCCCACACACTCACGCAGAAGGAATTCCCCGTCGGGCTACGGTCATGGTTAATGCAGGAATACGGCGACGATACAGCGCATAATGTGTCAGGCTTGAATACCTTTATCGAATCCCGGTAACGAATTCTCCTGACGTTCCAGTCAGGTGATGATATGCATGGTGAGATTCAGATATGAAAAAGCCCCGCTAAAAGCGAGGTCATAAATCACTTAATATCTTATTGAGGACGCTGGAGTAATCCGTGCTGAGCGAGAGTTAGAGCAATGTCATAAGACCCTTGCCTGTCTTTATAGCAAGTTTTATCAACTAGCTCAGCTTTGCTAATTCCGGGTAAATCAAGAATCAGATTCGCAACTTCAATTGCCCTTTGGTACAACTTACCGATCTTTTTCTCCCCATGCTGTGGTTTTACATTCTTCAGATAACCGCTATCCGCCAGAGCGAGAAACGTTGCCCTTGGGCATCCCTTCTTTCTTGACGATTCGCTTTCTGTAACCTCTGCAACAGCTGCATCCCATGCATCACGAGGGGATATTGAATTATCAGCAACCAAATAATAAGCAATTAAAGCGGCGCGCGCGTATTGAGACATAATGCATCCATATACAAAAATCTTATGATAAGACTTTTCTAATATGAACACTGTGATCTCACATACTCTTGCAGACCATTCAATTGGTTAGTTACGGTTTCGATGCGCTCTCTGAGAACGAAATAATCCCGTTGAGCGGTGTCAGTAAGTCTGGGGCTGGCACCATCATCCACGTCGGAGGCGGCGGTGGTTTTATGCATGTCCGGACAGACTGCTTTGACGCGCAGCCACTTACGACCAGCAAAAACATCAGCACGTAGACTTTCGATAGTCGCGTTAGCATCAGCAAGCTCCTTTGTGTATCTGGCGTCGAGTTCTGCTACATCACGTTGACGCTTCTGCATGTCAGCGATAGTGGATGCGGCTTTGTCGCGCTGCTCTTTGTAGGCGATGGCGTTATCACGGTAATGATTAACAGTCCATAACAGGCAGACGATGATGCAGATAACCAGAGCGGAGATAATCGCGGTTACTCTGCTCATGCCTGATTCTCTCTGACCGTTCCGCCAGCTTCTTTGAATTTTGCAATCAGGATGTCAGTCTTATGCTCGAACTGACCATAACCAGCGCCCGGCAGTGAAGCCCAGATATTGCTGCAACGGTCGATAGCCTGACGGATATCACCGCGATCAATCATCGGTAAAGCTCCACGCTCCTTAATCTGCTGCAGTGCAACAGCGTCCTGGCTTTTGGGAGAGAAGTCTTTCAGACCAAGCTGCTTACGGTAGGCATCCCACCAACGGGAAAGAAGCTGGTAACGTCCGGCGGCTGTTGATTTGAGTTTGGGGTTTAGCGTGACAAGTTTGCGAGGGTGATCGGAGTAATCAGTAAACAGTTCGCCGCCAACAATAACATCATAACCGTGGTTACGTGTCGGTTGTCGCCCGTTATCCGTTCCTTCTGACCAAGCTAACATATCGAGGAAGGCTTTACGCTGAGGATTAAGATTTTGCATTTTTCACCCCTGTCAGTCGTTCCCAGAAGTACGTCAGTGCAACCGAACCCATCGCACCACTAATCCCCGCTGTCGCGAGAATCATGTAAATACTGAATCCACTTTCGATGCTGATCAGGCCACCAATAACACCGGTGAATCCTGATACCACTATTTGAGCCAGAGCATTTATCCAACTCCACGTTGCTTTACTCTGCTTCACATCTATCAGGTAGCGGACCAGACCGCCCCAACCTGCGATGATCAGCAAAACGAGCCAGAACGCTCCGGCAAGGCTCTCTTTTTCGTGCATATGAATAGCCAATGTTTCGCCGCCGACAAAAGGCCGGGACGTTAAATGTCAGAAATCAGGCTCACGGGGTAATTTAACGACAAAGCACGGAGTTTATGCTCCCCGCAAGCCTGGAATAAAAAAGCCAGCATGTAGCTGGCAACAGAGGGTTAAGCAATATCAACTCAACAGCTGAAGACACCCTGGCTGGGGTAGGTTGGAAGGCTACTCACCGTCCAGAAACAGAAAAGCCCAAGGCTTAAAACCTCGGGCTTGAATTTGGATTACTGCCAGTGCGTACAACATTGGCAAAATATCAGATTTACATGAAATATATGCTTTTTAATCCAGTTTTGCAATATTTTGCTGTGAAAATGTCGCCTTTTGTTTTGAACGTGTTCTCGTTACAAGCAATAAAGCTTCGCTATCAAGCTGTAGAAAAATGTGCTTCATTGCAACCCAGCGTTCAGTGAATGTCTCAGACCAGTTTTTTGATGTCACTCCCACCAGTGATGCCAGTTCCCGGTATTCATAAGTCTCACGTCCAGCCAGCTCGCTCTTCACATCCTGTGCTGCCAGCCAGATCAACTTCTTTAAGCGTTCCAGTGTCTTACTGGCAATTTTTCTTGTACCTAACAGAGTCTTAAACTCGTTCCATGCCCACTGCGTTATGGCAACCTGATGCTCCCAGCGAACACTTTCGCTGTAACTCCACAGCAACCACGCTTTCTGATGTTCTTCGAGAGACAGAACCGCGCGGCGCCATGAAGATGTTGAGAACTCAACCTGGCTGACCAGTGCAATGGATGGACCTTTTGCGTACGACTGCTTACCGGAAATCGGCGGATTATCCAGCGTAATCATCCTGCCAGTTACCTCATCCAGAATGCGCGGCTTCTTTCGTTTGTAAGTACCAGTATCAAATTGTGCATGCTCCAGCCAGGCTTCAAGCTGGCCTTTCGTTGCTCCGCTCAAATCAGCGGTAGCCACAATGAGTTGCTCGCGGACATACTGTAAATATTGGGTATTCATGCGGCAGCTCCTTTCAGTGTTTTGGCGTAATTCTTCAGTATCCGGTAATCGGTCAAAACAGAACCGGGGAAACGATATAAGCGCAGGCGCATCCAGCGGTGGCGAAGACGTTCTGCCACATAAGACTCAAACATCATTCATTCCCCAGTTCGGTGATGGTCAGCTCCAGCTTCCCACCTTTGGTAACGGGCATCTTCACAACGCGGTAATCAACGACCTGAGCATCATCCAGCCAGAAACCTGCTTTGGTGAGTGCGTCAAAAGCTGCTTTTTGCAGATTATCCAGGTCACGGCGACGGCGATCCGGCATGTGGCACTCAATACGGATTTTCACTGGCATAGCCAGACCGATATCCAGCATGGAGCCTTTGATGATTCGGGCGACGTTATCGCGGTATACCTGCCCCTCTGCGCTGATGTGCGTGCGCCCGCGATTATGGCGGTAGTAGCGGTTATTGCTCGGCGGCCAGGGTAGTGTGATGTAGTAAGTATTCACGCCTTGATTACCCCCTCTTTCAGCCAGATAACCTGCGTTCTCGCCATACCTTCCAGCGCGCATTCTTTTGCATACTCAGCATCGACAAAATGTGTGCGGCGGTCGATTTCGTCGTGACAGGCAGAACATGCAATGGTGGCAATCAGGTCTGGCGGTTTGATACCGGTACCGCCCAATCCAGCCAGCCGGATATGTGCCAGTACAGACGTTTCAGGATTGCCATTACATACGCCAGGGATTCTTGCCTGGCATTCCCGACCACGCGCTGCTTTTCTCAAATCAGCCATGGTTCCTCCTTGCTGCCAGTCGCAACCATTTTTTATCAACCAGGCTGGCGGTATATCCGAGCAGTGTTGGTATTTCGGA